GGGGAACATCTCCTGGTGCGTGCGCCGCTGGTCCAGATACAGGTCGAAGGCGGCCATCGCCTGCACGCGGCCGATCGCGCTGAGCGGGGAATGCGGGCTTCGGGCATCCACCTGGCCATCGGCCGAGAGCGGCGCGAGAGCGGTCTCATAGCCGCTGGCCAACCGCTCGGCGATTGCCTCCGGGGTGGGGGTGGGCCAGGGCATTAGCTGAGGGTGAGGGTGGCCTGGCGGATCACGCCGGAGCCATCCCTGACATTGAAACGCAGCTGCGTCGCGGAGGGGAAGTCGACCGTCCACGTGCTGTTCGCATCCGGCGTGAACGCACTGCCGATCGCCGTCGTGAATTGGGCAGGACCGGCGATCCGTGTCCGCCCGGTGCCCCTGGGCGCCAGCACCAGATCGACATTGGCGCTGCTGCCCAGCGCATCAATGCGGACCGCGCCCGTCCCGCCGCGCAGCCACAGATAGTCAGGCGCCCCCGCCACGCCCTGCACGAACGCCGTCAGCACACCGCGGGGCGACAGCCAGACGTCCCCGCTGCCTTTCCCCGCCAGAACAAGCCTTTCATCCGCCGCACCGCCGGCAGGGCGCAGCGTCAAGCCCGAGCCTGAACTGCCGGCTGCAACCTCCAGCACCTGCGCCCCCGCACCAGGTGTATAGATCAGCGGGCTACCGCCGGCCGTGACGCGGCCTTTGGCGTCAACCGTGACGGACGTATAGCTGCCAGGGGCGACGCCGGAATTGGCCAGGGTGAGTGTTATGGTGCGGTCCGCGGTGCCATCGAAACTGGTCGAGCCAGCGGCATCGCCCGCGATCGCCATGCTGCGCGGGGTGGTGAGCGCGTCGGCGGAGGCCGCGCGCAAGCCCGTCACGAGCTGGCCTTGTGCGTTCGATGTGAGCACCAAGGGCGGCCCGGCGGTGCCGCGTTCAACAGTGATCGCGCTGCCGACGCGCACGGAGCCACCACCCCTGGGCGCCAGCACCAGATCGACATTGGCGCTGCTGCCCAGCGCATCAATGCGGACCGCGCCCGTCCCGCCGCGCAGCCACAGATAGTCAGGCGCCCCCGCCACGCCCTGCACGAACGCCGTCAGCACACCGCGGGGCGACAGCCAGACGTCCCCGCTGCCTTTCCCCGCCAGAACAAGCCTTTCATCCGCCGCACCGCCGGAAGGGCGCAGTGTGGCACCCGCCGATGCCACACCGCCCGCCACCACCTCAAGCCCCTGCTGTCCGGCGCCGGGCATGTATCCGAAGCCCGCAGGCGCCGGCACGGCATCATTCGTGATGATGGCACCACCCGGGTTTCTGACCGCGGCCACGCCGGCGCTGCCACGCATGGTGATCGTGTTGCCCGTATCGCTCGGCCCCACATCCACTGCGTATTCGGGATTGCCATGGCTGATGACGCCGCCCAACACGTTGCCCCGGCAGTTCTGATCCGCGAACCAGACGCCGGTGGCGTTGCCAGCTGTCGGCCGGCCGCCGCTGATGGCATTGCGGTTCAGCGTCTGCACACCGTCAAAGGTGCAGAAGCTGGTGCCCTGGGAGATCGCGAGCCCGGTGCTGCCGTAGAGATGCGCCACCAGCCCTGACGCCGCGCCATATCGATTGCCGGCGAACTTCAACCCGCGGGATTGCGCGCGCTGCGAGACAACACCGCGCACCGTGTAGAACGACGAATAGTAGACGCCCGGCCCGAAGCCGGAGGCACGGCGCGACAGCAGCGCCCCAGCCTCCGCGCCGCATTGCCGATACAGGGCGATATCGTTGTACTGCTGGGTTCCGCTGTTGATTGCCGCCACATTGCGGAAGACGTTGTTGGTGCCTCGCTCAGCCAGCAACGCCGCACCCCGCGTCGCGTTGCGCACCAGGACATTTTCCACCAGACATGCATCTGCCCAGCCGATCCTGATGCCGTGGCAGAAGCCTGTGCCCGTGAGACCCTGCGCATCCACCATCAGATTGCTGATCGTCACACCCCGGATCGGCGCAAAGCTGCCGACCCTGTACTTGGATGCGTTGATCCCGCTGACAGTGTCGATCGGCGCGACGATGGGAAACATCAGCGGCAGGGCGTCGGATTGCGGCGCGCCAAACTCCCCGGCCGACCAATAACAACCCCCCAACCCACTGAAATCGTCAGCGATGTCGACATAGGCCAGGCGATCCGCTGCATCGCCAGTGGTGAACGGCGTCAGCGCCAACAGACTGAATTGGTCGACCAGCGGCGGCAGGTTCTGATTGCCAGCGGCCGTGGTCTCCAGCGCCGCGCCGCCGGACACGTCCAGACCCACCGCATTGGCCAAAGTGCTGACCGGCAGCAGCATCGTCTTGCCGCGCACGCCATCCAGCGTCACACCCGGTGGCACGACGATGCCCGCCCCCACCTGCATGCGGTAGCGGCGCGGCCCGAAGCGCACGGTGCCGCCGAAATTCGCCGCCGCGTCCAGCGCAACCCTGATCGCCGGCGCATCATCGGTCAGGCCGTCACCGACAGCCCCGAAATCCTCCACGCTGATGCTGTCCGACAAGCGCTGCCGCAGAGTGCGCCGGAATGCGCCCGCGCCGACAGGCCCATAGGCCAGGCTGGCATTGATCATCCACTCCGCCGCATCCTGCAGCGGAAAGCGCCGGGTCTCCGTGCCCGCCTCGCCGGGCAACTGCATGCTGGGCTGCAACGCGCCCGCCAGCGGCAATTCGGAGATGCGCAGCGTGTTCATGCCCACACCTCGATCAACGCGCCATCGCCCGTCACGATCGGACCGGAACGCGCTGCCAGGGTCACCGGCTCGAGCATTGGCGGGACCGCAACCAGACGGCGCCTGTTCGCGACGCCGACCGAGGGCAGCCGCACCAACAGCGCGAGGCGGTCCGCAGCACCGCCGGCCCAAGTGGCCGCAACCTCAACAGCGCCCAGATCAGCGGTGGCTTCGCGCGCATAGACCTCGGCCGCGCGACGGGTCGCCTCGGTGCGCTTCGCGCGGCTCAGCAGCCAAAGGCGCGAACCACAGCGGCGGCCGCCGATGTCCAGCGCATCACCCACCCAGCCACGCCTGGGGTTCAGGCGCTTGGGCGTGAGATCATCCGGCGCGTCGTCGGGCAGCGCGTCATCGGGGCGCGCGCGGCGATGAGACAGCAGCCCGACGAGCGCAGGCGTGACCGGCCCACCATCCATGACCAGCCGCCCCTCGGACACGGCGATGTCGCAGCGATGCCGGGTGGCGTCATATCGGAGTGCGATGGTCAGCGGCATGGGCGGACCATGCGCGCGCGGGAAGCCGCGACCCATGCCCACTGTCGTGGGTATCAATCCATCAGCGGGCTGGCCGGCGGGCCGCCGTGGGTGTGCTGATTGTAGCGGCCGCGCATTTCCTGCATCGACCCATTCGCGTCAGACACCTGGCCGGAGACGAACAGATCGCCCGTGATGTGTACGCCGGCCGCATTCACGCGCAGTTCGGCGCCGCCCACCACCACGCGCACGGCGGTCGCCGCCATGATGTGGATGGTGCCGCCGGCTGCCAGATGCACGCGGTTGCCGGCATCGTCGTAGAGCGCGACCTCGCCAGCGCCGAGGCCGCCGAGCCGCCCGGCCGGGCTGGCGGCGGGCAGTGCCACCAGGTCGCCCTGGTCGCCGCCGATCGCCAGCACCACGCACAGCGCGCCGGCCGGCGGCGCGGAGGCCACGCCATAGGGGTGCAGCACCTCCACACCTGAGCGCACCACGCCCTCATGCGTTTCGACATCCAGCGCCTGCAACCCGCCACCGTCATCCACGCGATGCACCACGGCGCGCAGGGCCTGGCCGCGCAGCGCGGCAGCGTCTTCGTGGTTCACGGGCGCGCCGCCTGGCCCGGCCGGGGCGGTGGTTGCGCCTCGGTCACTTCGGATGCAGTGCCATGTGCAGGCGGCGGCCGCCGCCGCGCCCGCCGTTCGGTGCTGCCTTCCTCGACCAGGTCGAAGGCCGAGACGCCGCACAGCCGCAGTTCCGTGCTCGCACCCTGTTCGCCCCAGCGATAGGTGGCGCCGGCGACGAGCAATTCCTGCGTCACCTGGGTCATGGCATCTTCCAGCGTCACCCGCTCATTCGGGCGCCACAGGCGTTGCTCCTTGCCGGCGCGCCAGCCGGGCACCGTCACTTGCAGCGTCTCGGACTTCGCGCGGCGTGTCCGCATCAGCCAATCCGCCTGCTCGGCTACGCTGGCGCCACCGCTCTGCGTGCGGGCCGCCTGCACCGTCGGCCGATAGCGGGTGACCGCGGCATCACGCGCCTGGCCCGTCATCACCACCTGCGGGCGGTTGCCGCTGGGCGCGCTGGGTGCCGGGCGGCGCGCGGCGGGCGCCTCGGGCGTGATCTCGGATGCGGTGGTGTGCTGCGCGGGCTGCCGCGCCCCACCGCTGCTCTGCCCCTTCACGATATACAGGTCATGCCGCTCGCTATGGTCGAAGCTGGCCTTCATCGACAGCACATTGTCGCGAAAGCGCAGCGGTGCCGGCGCCTGGCCGGTGCCGCCCCGCGTCAGCACCAGCCCGCCCAGCCCATCGCCCACGGCCAGCACCGCGCGCTGGCGGCACGCCTTCTCGATGGCGGAGAGCGCCGTCTCCGCCACGTCAATGCCGAAGCGCTCGAAGGGTCGGCCGACATCCACATCCGCGCGCACGCCGATGCCAAAGGGCTGGCAGATGCGCCGCACCAATTCATCCAGCTTCAGGTCGCGGTACTCGCTGGGGCCAAAGGGGGCGGCCGCACTCTCCACCAGGTCGCCGGTGGCGTCACGGCCGCGCAGGCTGAAGTCCAGGTTAGCGCCGGCATAGCCCACCTCTATCACCTCGCTATAGCCGGTCAGCACCACCTCATCATCCAGCAGCACCTCCAGCCGCTCGCCCGGCCGTAGCACGCCGCGCTTGCTGTCCAGCCGCCACCAGGCGGGCAGCGCCGCGCCCAGGCGTGCATTGTCCACCACGCTGCATTCCACGCCGCCGGCCAGTTCCTCCAGGTCGCGCGTGACGCTGGCCGAGATCACGTCCTTGAACAGCATGCCGCCCAGGCGCAGCGCGAAGCTCACCGCAGCACCTCCAGCGTGCCGGCGGGCGCGATGCCGGCCGGGCGAAGGCGGTTGCGCGTGGCCAGGTCCTCCAACTGCGCCACCACGGTGGCGGGGGCATCACCCACCAGGTGCTGCGCCACCAGCCAGGTGGAGGCCGGCATGGCCAGCGTGAGGTATTCCACGGCGGGCAGGCGGCCGGCCTTCTCCGACAGGTCGCGCAGCATCGCGGCCCGGCCATCGACGATGGCCCGCCAGAACGGGCCGGTGCTGGCCGGGTCGGTCACCGCGGCCGTCGCGGCATCCTGCGTCAATGCGGCCCAGCGGATGTCCAGCGCATCGCGCATGTCCAGCGCCGCGTCACGGCTTTCGAAGGGCAGCCGCACCGCGAGTGAGGTGCCATCGGCCAGCACCAGGCCGCGCGCGGCCAGGGCCAGCTGGGCGATGCGTGCGGCGATGCCGGGCGGCGCGCCAGCTTCCGTGGCCAGCACGGGCCATGCGGCGGCCAGCGCATCGGTCACGGCCAGGAGCATGGTCGCGGTCGCCGCACCATCGGCCACCGGCGCCGCGGCCGCTGGCGCATAGGCGCCGATCGCCGGCTGACGCAGCGGCAGGCCGGCGCCCAGTGCGGTGGCTGATGGCGCGGCCAGCCGGTCAGCCACAATGCCGCCGAAGGCATCATCAGGCGGCAGGCCACCCAGGCCGGCCAGGGCCGCGCGGTCGGTGCCGGTGGCGGCCCACAGCCCGCCCATGCCGCGCGCGGCCGAGATGGCGCCGCCGAACAGACCGCTGACGCTGCTGCCGAAATCCGCCACAGCGCTGATCAGGCGGGTGGCCAGGCGGAAGGGCGCCAGCACCGCGCGCACCAGCCGGCGCGCACCTTCGCGCAGCTGGTCCAGCGCATTCAGCAGCAGGCCGAAGCTGTCGGGCTTGGTGGCCTCGCGCTCGATCCAGGGTTCGAAGACCGCCTTGAAGCGCGCGACCCGCAGCTCACCATCATCGAAGGCGATGTCGGCGGGCTGGGTCAGCACCACCTCGATCTCGCCCAGCCAGGGATGGACCAGCAGGCCGGGGCCGGCTTCGCGGAAGGCGGCCCGCAGGCGCTGCGCGCGGCGGATGTAGTCATCGCCGATGATAAGTCCGGTGATGGTGATGGGGCCGTCGAAGGCGCCCAGATCCTCATGCTGGGTGTCATCGCGGCCGGCGAAGACGAAGCGCGTCACGCGGCGGCCGGTTTCCTCGCTGCCGCCGGGCATGTGGAAGGGCACGCCGCGGAACTCGGCGTCGAACAGGTCGTCGAAGGCGGTGCCGAAGGAGAAGCTCATGGGCGGCCGCGCGTGGCGCCGCGGTTGCCGGCGGTGATCGGCACGTCCGGGTTGTCGCTGCGGCTGTCGCGCAGCACCAGGCCGGGGGCGAGCTCGATGGTGACGGTGCCGCCCACGCGCACGTCGCGGTCGTTCGCGGCGTCCTTCGGGTCATTGGCGGCGGGTGGTGGCAGAAACCGGCCGTTTGTCCGCCGCCGGCGCTCCGCTTCTTCGGGTGTGAGAGGCGTCGGCGGCGGCACCTCCCGCCCACCGGGCAGGATGCTCGGGATGCGACCAATCGCCTTCAGCAGGTCGTTCACCATGTTCAGCGCGCCATACAGCGCGCCGCCGGTCCAGCCGTTCAGCCAATCGCCGAAATCCGTGAAGATCTGCTTCACCGCGTCCCACAGCGCGCTGGCCGCGGTCTTGAAGCCCTCCCACACCTGCGTCAGGCCGGTGACGGCCATGCCCATGTCCAGCGTGAACACGCCGGTCAGGAAGGTGACGAAGCCCCTGAGGATCGTCCGCACGCCGCCCAGCAGCGTCTCGAAGTAGCCCGCGAAGCGGTCCCAGTTTCGATAGATGTGCAGCCCCGCGACCACGAAAGCGACACCCAACCCGGTGGCCAGCGCGCCAATCGCCAGCAGCGGCACGCGCAGCAGCATCAGCAGGCCGCCCAGCATCCGCAGCGGCAGCAGCAGCAGTCGGATCGCGAACAGCACGGGGGCCAGCACGCGCGCCACCATGAACAGCGCGGCCGACAGCAGCATGAACCCGCCGACCGCCAGCACCGCATCACCGATCAGCCCCGGATAGGCCTGCTCCAGCCGCTCGATCCCGCTCAGCAGGCCGGCCAGCGCCTCGTTCATCTGCGGCAGGGCACGCCCGACCGAGGTGCCGATCACGCGGCCCAGCTGCACCAGCTGCTCCTTCAGCAGGTCGAACTGGATCTGCATGCCCCTGAAGCGGTCGTCGAAGCCCTGGTCGATCAGCCCCGCCTGCGCCGCGGCCGCGCCGCGCAGCAACGCCAGGTACTCGCGCGTGTTCGCCAGCATCGGCCGCAGGAAGTTCAGCACCTGCATGTCGCCGAACAGTTCGCCCACGCGGAACATGTTGCCCTGCGTGAGCGTGCGGATTTCCTGCACCACCGCATGCACCGGGTTGATGCCGCGCCGTGCGGCATCCTGCATGACGGCTTCCAGGTTGACGCCCATATCGCGGAAGTTCCGCACCGTCTCTGGTGAGGTGAGCTTGGACAGGAAGTTCGCCAAGTTGTCGCCGGCCCCATCGGCCGTGGCCGCGCCGCGCGCCGCCGTCTGCAGCAGCGCCCCCAGCATGTCCACGGCGGGGCGGCCGCGCACGCCCAGCGCCTCCACCTGCGCCGTCAGCGTGGGGAACAGCCGCGCCATGTCGCGCATTTCCACGCTGCCATCCCGCGCGGATTGGATCATGGAGGCGAAAGCCTGGGTGAGTTCCTCTGCGCTCGTGATCCGCAGGTTCTGGTTCAGCCGCACACCGACCGAGCCGAGGTCCGACATCGCGGCCCCTGTTGCGGTCGCAACCCGCGCCAGTACCGGCAGAAACTGCTGGATCAATTCCGGGTTCATGCCCGCCGCCGCCATCTGTCCGGCGGTGCGGGCGATGTCCATGCTGGACTGCCCCGTCTGCAACGCCAGCCGCTGATAGGCCGCACCCTGCTGGGCGATGCGCTCCTCGATCGCGTTACCCGTCAGGCCGGCCGTCATCGCGGCCTGCCGCAACGTATCCTCAAACGCCGCTGCCTCCCGCACCGGCCCGGCGAAGGTCAACGCCGTCACGCCCGCACCGGCCAGCGCCACCTGACGCATGCCCTGCTGCATGCCTTGCAGCTGCTGCCCCAGCCCGCCGCCCAGGCCAAAGCGCCCCGCCGCCTGGCGCAGCGCCTGCAAGCGCCGCTGGATGGCGCCCAGGCCGCTGGACAGGCGGTCCTGCAGCGTCAGCACAAAGCGCGCCACCAGGGGCCTGCCGGCCATGCGCTACCTCTCCTTCGCCTGTTCCTCCAGCAGCGCCGCCACGGCGCCGCTCCAGAAGGTCACATCCTCATCGGTCAGCGCCTCCAACTCGGCGCGGGACCAGGCCAGATGCTGGCCGAGCCAGGCCAGCGTCAGCGGCCAGCGCTCCGGCCAGCCCCGAGAAAATGGCTGATGACGCGCCCCGCCGCGGCCACATCCGC